TACTCCTTGAAGTTTCTTTTTGATTTTTGCCTTTTCTTTTGCGATTACGTCTTTACGTATCTTCATAGCAATCTTCTTAATTGCTTTTTGTTTCTTCGCCATTTGTTTTTCAAGGGCTGCTTTTGCACCAACACCTAAATCTTTCTTGGATTTACCTTTAAGAATTTTCTTTTCTATTGCTTTACGTGCCTGTAGTTCTGCTTTCTTTTCTATCTGACCTTTCTGTAGTTGAGGTTTCTTGGCAGCTTTCTTTCTTGCCCTCATTATCTTTGCTTTGTTCTTCTTGAATGCCTGTTTCATTTTAAGTCTAGTTTTCATAGACATTACTTCACCTAAGAAATACTCAAAGTCATATTTGACATCGTCATCTACTGGTGCGTTTGCTCTCCACTGCCAGCATGACCAATAGTTTGCTTTCCATTTTGGGCCAGGGTCTGTATCACAATTCATTCTAGAACGATATGCTTTCAGTCTTTTAGGGTCGTCACGTTTGATTTCCATATTAGGGTCACCAAACTCAACCTTAACGACATTACCTTTATCGTTTTTAACGTAGACCTTGAACTTCTTTTTGCTACCAGTAGGATTTCTAATAGGGTCATTTAGTTTGACCTTCTTACCTTGGTATTCTGCGTCTTCTATTATTAAATCGTCATACATACTTCTATTTATCCCAATTCTTCTGTGCAGTAAAGTTATTATAGGCAAATTCCATACGGTCTACCAGTTTAACAGCACCACCTTCTTTATCGATTGCTACGTAACCTTCGGGATTTACTACTTCAAATCCCTTGTCTGTTTTCTTAAATGTTCCTATGCCCTTGACTCTATTGAGTGCGTTGATAATTAACATTTTACCTTCTACTAAGTATGATTGAAAAGCAGTCAAGTTGTCAATCATTTTTCTTAATCCATTTAATTCTTTAATTAAATCTTGTCCAATCTCTCTCTTGATATTCTTAGTCTTTTCTTGTTTTACTTTTGCGACTATTTTTTCTTCCCAATATTTACCCACATAGTTTATGTAGTCTTGAGAGTTTGGTTTGAATTTACCACCTGAACGTATAAGTGAGTTAGCATATGTTTTATATGTTGCCCCCGAAGCACCTTTTGATTCCATAGTTGCCATAACTTTTTGGAACTTAGTCAAATCATTTTTCTTGATTCCGTGGAATGCTTTACCTGTTGCGGTTAGTATCTTAGATAAATGCATTGCTTCTTTAGCAGTCATTGAACCTGTACCACTAACGTCTTTATATGTTGCGTCATCTATCCAAACGTCACCTTGTTTTAGTCCACTTATATTTGCACCAAACTTAGCACCTAATCCTTCTATGGTAGAACCACTGTATGTGGTATGAAATACGATACCCATTTTTGATTTCTTAATCCTTTTACCTAAGTCTGAATCTTCTTTGACTGCGTATAGAATTGTATTAGGTTGGAATGTAATGTACTTACCGTCATCAAATTTAGTAGAACCTTTATCATTAGTATACATTAAATCACCTTGTAGGATTTCTTTCATGCCTACTTTTGAAAGATATCTAAATGAAGTAAGGAATTTTTCTTCTAGGTCACCTGTAAGTTCAGGTGCGTCTTTGATTTCTTGTTCTGATTTATAGTGTAATTGTTTTTGGGTGAATAAAGATTTCTTTGCAACAAAGAACTCACCTGATTCAGGGTGAGGCCCTGCCCATATAGCAGGTGCACCGTCCCATTTAACTGTCATGTTTACACGTGAACTACTATTACCCTTGAGCATTTTTCGTAGTTCCATAAGGAAGTAGATAGCAGAACGTCCACCATCAATACCATTATTGATAATCTCGTCTTCTAAATGTTCTAAATGTAAATTTTTAACTGCCATAATAGTAGAATATCACCTTTTGAAGTGTCTGTCTACTATTTATGATTTTTGAAGTGGTGTCGAACTTAGGTGTTCTTCAATTGAAGATATGGCACCACAGAGGCGTTGCACCTCTGTATCGTTCTTATCTTTTCTTGCAAGTCTTAGTTGTTTTTTTAATGTAACTTTCTGTTGTATTAAATCAATAACCTCTTGCGATTTCAAATTCTTTGCCATAATAATACCATACTGTCTTACTATTTAGGTATTTTTATATCTTAAAGTCCCTGAATTTCTCATTTCTGTCCATTACAGGCGTGTCGTCTTCCTGTGCGATTGCACTATCAACGAGTTCTTCCTGTGCTTCTTGTTCACAGTCATAGAATTTCATACGACTTCTATCAACACCCACTACAAATCTTTTGAATACTGTAGGGTCGTTGTATCTGTTTTTCAATTGTTTGACCACCATTTGGTCTAACTCTTCTAGTTCTTCGGACGTAATCAGTGCGAACATAAAGTCTGCAGTTGCAGGCAGTCCGAAGGATTCAGAAGTATCTTCCAAACCAATATCAGTAGAACCAAATCCACTTCTAGTTGTTTGTGTTGCACTAACAATAGGTACGTCATATTCAACCGCAAGACCACGCATTTCTTCAGCAATACTCTTGACCAATGTGTAAGAGTTTGCACCAGCGCCTGGCCTGATACGTAATGACCCACATATGTTTAGATAATCGATATAGATTATATCGGGTTTAAAATCTTTCTTGAGTTCTAGTTCTTGTAGTAAGTGTCTAAAGTGTCCAACATGAGCAGCTGCTGTAGGATATTCTTTAATGAATACTCTGCCTTTTGTTTTGTCTTTTAGTTTCTCAATCTTCTTACCATACATTGACTTGGACATATCAGGCAGTTCTTTGATTGGTACATTCATAATGTTTGAATCAATTCTTTCTGCGATTCTTTCCTCTGCCATTTCCATGGTAATGTATAATACATTCTTACCCATAAGTAAGTGAGCAGAAGCACAGTGACACATGAATAATGATTTACCAACACCTGTTCCTGCGAGACAAATGTTCAAAGTTTTGTTTGGTAATCCACCCTTGGTAACTTTGTTGAAGTATTCTAAATCAAAAGGTATCTTCTCTTCTTCTGTTGTATAGAAATCAAATCTTTTGTCTGCGTCTTCTAATACATTATGACCTACGTTTGCGTCAAATGTAACTGATAAGGCGTCTTTCAATAGTTCAGGAATCTCACCAGTAGACCTTTGAGACTTCTTGTCTACGACTTCAATACTGTCCATAAGTGCAAGATAGATTGCTCTGTCTTGACACCACTTTTCAGTTTCTTCTGTCAACCAGTCTACAGGTGTTTCTTCTGAAAAAGAACCAAACCCCGCTACAACCGTTTTTGCTGAACCTAGAATGTTATCAGATAACTCTTCATTACTATCTAGATTTATGAGAAGTGCTTCGGTTGTAGGGGGTTGGTTGAACTTTAGAAAGTAGTCCTGTATTTCTGAAAATACAGTTCTTTCATCTGCTTCAGTAAAGTATTCTCCTTTAATGTAAGGAAGAACTTTTCTGCTAAATGTTTCGTTAAGAACTAGATTCTTGAGAATCGTCTGTTCCAGTCTCGCTTGATTTTCCATACTTAAAATACTCATTAACTACTATTTCTAATTTTTCCATAACGTCTTCTGTAAAATACTTTTCAGGATTGTTATTGATTGTCTTACCGTATTCTGTTTTACCTGTTGGTAAAAGAACTCTCGTTCCTTGTTTCTTGAATACGTCAAAGGCAAGTGCAAGGTCAAGTAACCCATAGTATCTATCAAGACCTTTATCATATGTAAGTCTGACATCTACCATTCTGTTTTCTACAGTCAATCTTGATTTAGCATTCTTACAATGAATGATATTACCAATGATTTCTGTACCGTCCTTCTCTTTTCTTTTTGACAAGAATATAATTGAAGAGGCCGCATACTTAAGACCTGAACCACCACCCATTTCTTTTTGTGGGAACATGGAACCTATAACGTCATAAGTGTGATTGGTTACAATCATTGGCACTTTTGCACGTCCAAGTTTAAGAGTTAGAACTCTGAATGCACCTTTAGTAATCTGTGCTCGAGTCATATCTCTTGTCTCTTTTCCTTCTGCAGTATCTTCAATCTCTTTAGTAGTTGATAGCATACCAAGAGAATCAAGTACAAACATCATAGGTGGACGTTCTGACTCGTCTGTCTCAAGATACTTATCAAGTATATTCAGCGATTGGTTTCTGAATTCTTGAACCGTCACTACAGGCACGATAACTATACGATTGGAATCGATTCCTCTTTCCTCAATCATATCTTTCGTTAGTGCAGATTCTGATTCAAAGTAAATCACAGCAGCTTCAGGGTGGTCTTCCAAGAACTGTTTGACCATACCCAATGCAAAGAAAGTCTTACCAGTGGCAGACTCACCTGCAAGTGCAGTGATTTTGTTTTTAGGTAGTCCACCTTTTAGTGAACCACTCAATAAGGCATTGAAAATGTATGAACCCGTATCAACAAACGAGTCAACGTCTCCAGCTGCCACGCCATCGGAAACAACACTAGCGTATTCGTTTCCAGTGGATTTAACTAAGTCTTTAATAAATGACATAACACTTCTCCATAATGTATAACCATTATACTATGTATAGCGGTTTTTCGTAAGTGGGTTTTTTATTTCTTTTTGTGCCCGTTACCGTTCTTAATTCTTTTAGATTCATCAAACTTTATGACTTCTTCAATCATAGTCTTAATTGTATGCAGTTCTGATTCCATATGAATTATGAATGCGAATATTATACCTATCATGGTTATATAAAATATGTCCATCCACTCTATCAACATTATGAAACTCCTGCCATATCGTAAGACATTATTACAACTTCTTCGTCAATTAATCTTTTTCTATTAATCATATGTTGTTCTTTGATTTCTTTTTTAGAACCACCAAAGTAAGGCACTGCGTGTCCTTCTTCTACTAATACTTGGGTAGCAAGTTTAGTTTCACCGTCAAGTTCAACTTGGAAGTCTCCTAATATTCTACCGAACTTCCCCTTCATATCTTCGCCATTTCTATTAATTTGCGTTTGTAATATAGTTTCGTTTCCTAAAATTTCCTTAAGACGTGCCTTAGAAGCAAGACCAAATTTCTTTTCAATCTTATCTCTAGTGCGTGATTCGGGTGTATCGATGCCCATCATTCTGACTCTTTCGTCTGTTAAGACTACGCCAAAACCTAGGTCGATATCTACGTCCACTGTATCGCCATCTATTACTTTTAAAATTTTTGCTCTATATTCATACATACCCTTTATTTATGATAGGGTCG